TGGTTGCCGGTCTTCGAGAGACCGTTACCCGCGATGATCTGACCGGCACCGGAGAACTGCACGAAGGTGAGGCTGGTGGTGCCGACCGTGATCGGGTCGTTCGTGGTGAGCACGAACGCGGCGTCGGCGAAGAGCGTGCCCTGGTCCACGTAGACGTAGGTGCCCGCGTTCATGGAGGTGCCATCCGACGAGCGTGCCCAGGCTCCGGACGCCACGACGTAGATGCCGTTCTGCGAGCCGGTGGTCTGGTCCTTCACGAGGACTCGGTCGCCGACAGCGAGGGCAACGCCGTCGATGGTCTGCGTTCCGGACAGCGTGATGTTGGAGCCGGTCGTGACGACGCGGACTTCCTTCTTGTAGTTCAGCCCGGCGACCAGGGCGTCGGTGTAGCCCTTGGTGGCGACATCGTTCGCGTTCACCGGGGTGCCCGCGTTGGTCATCACGGTGTTGTTCAGGCTGAGGGCTGCCGTAGGAGCGGCGAACTGGTCGAGCCGGTATGCTTTGATGGTCGTGTCGAAGTTCGTGATCGAGGTGGTCGGGAGTCCGCCTGAGACGATGCTCGCCGCGGTGACCGAACCTGCGGTGGGGGTAGCCGTGACGGTGATCGAGCCGCCGAGCGGCACCGCCGAGCCGTTGACGGTGACCGAGCTGAACTGGAGGTTGGCGTTCGAGACCGCACCGGAAGCGAGCTTGGCGTTCGTCACCGAGCCGTCCGTAGGAACTGCCTGCACGGTCACCGAGCCGCCGAGTGCGACCGCGGAGCCGTTGATCGTCACCGAGCTGTTCGCGAGCATCGTGTTCGTGACGGTGCCCGTGTCCGCCACGGTCACCGCGGTGCCCGTGATGGATGTCTTCGGCAGGCTGGTGGCGCTGTACCAGTTGTTCGTCGTGGAGCTGAACCGGAGGATCGAGCCGTCAGCCGGGCTGGTCGCGCTCACATCCGCGAGCTGGTCCAGGGTCAGCCGGAGCTGGGTGGTCGAGCTGCCGAACGTGCCTGTCCACACCGGGTAGGACGGGTCGCCGCCTTCGAACTGCACCCAGACGCCCTGACCGATCAGCGCGGTCGGCGCAGCGACTCCTGCGGTCTCCAGCGGGTACGCCCAGTCGGTGACCGCCTGGTTCAGCACCTGGGGCACCTGGAGGCGGACGCGCCGCCTTCCGATGGGGTCGCGGTTGTCCGCCACGACCCCGCGGTAGAGTCCGAAGAAGCGGACGGCTCCGGTGTCCGGGTCCCGGATCATGTGCGCTCCTAGTGGCTGACCGACAGGTTGTACGTCGAGGTGGTGACGCCGTCCTGGGCGGTGACGACGATGGCGAGGTTGAACGGAGCGCCACCGGACGCTCCGATGTTGATCGCTGCGGTCGGAGTGCCCGAGGTCGCAGCCACACCGTTGACCTTGACCGTCGAGGTGGTCGGGAAGGTCAGCGTCAGGGTCAGACTGGTGGCGGCGCTCGCGAGGACGTAGGAGTAGTTGAAGAAGTTGCTGGAGAAGGCAGCCGGGGACTGCGCCTGGATCGTGCCCGAGTCCGGCGTGAGCACCAGCGAGGTGATCGAGCTGTCCGTGCTGGAGGACGTGATCGTGGTCCGGCTGGTGGTGCCGTTCACCGAGTTGAAGATGAAGATTTCGTTCGGCGCTCCTACGAGGATGGAGCGCGTCGGGGACGGGTCGCCGTCGCGGTAGAGCAGGTCCACGTTGACGTTGTCGATGCCCGGCACGTACCGCAGGAGGAACTCGATCTGCTCGGGGTGGATCGTCTGCCCGAAGCTCATGCTGGCGTACGCGAAGTACGTCTCCATGTAGTTCCGGATGTCGGAGGTGACCTGAGCGTCGGTGTACGTCGGCTTCTTGGTGTACCGGATCGTCACGTCCACCGGGACGTACTTGGGCGGAGCCACGGTGACGGTGACCCCGATCTGCGTCTTGTCGGCGAGGGCTGCCTGGATGCTCGACTGGAACGGTGTCCACTCCGAGGTCTGGAGGGTCGCGTTGGTGTCATCGTAGAGCGGGAAGGTCTCTGCGTTGCCGAGGTCGCGCAGCGGAGCCACGTACAGGGTGACCGAGGACCAGATGTCCGCCACGGCGTTGGCGTTGCCACAGCCCGGGGTCGCCATCGCCAGCGACTCGTAGTCCTGGAGGGTGACGGCACGGTTGAGCGACGCGAAGGACTTGGGAGCCAGCATCCGGATCATGTCAGTGCTCAGCGGGTCCTGCCCGCCCAGCGCGGGGGTCGTGGTGACAGCGGACACAGAAGCGCGGAGGGATGCTACCGTGGTCGGGTCCACCGACGCGGGGAAGGCGTAGAAGGTGAAGGAGGTGCTGGACGGGATGTTGCCCATCGTGCCACCGCCGACCGTGTAGACGGCGCGAATCTCCGCGTGCATCGGCGGGATGGCACCGGAGACCCCGTCGCCGAAGGTCACGGTGACGTAGTTGCTAGCGTCGGTGTCGGTGGTGACGACCGCGTCCGCAGGACCGAAGTCTGCCGGGTGGCTGACGACGTTCCACTGCGCGAAGGTCGAGCCGTTCTTGACGAAGACCTGCACGGAGCCGTCAACGACCTGGTTCTCCTTCAGCACGAACTTCTGCGAAGGAGTCCCGTCCGAGTAGCCGAGCAGCTCGCCGTCCGGCGAGTAGTACGTGCTCGCCGGGCGCAGGGCGACGTTCTCCCCGTGCGAGACCTGTACGGTGGCAGCGCCGGGGACACCGCCCACGGCGGCGTTGACGACCGTGTCGGAGGTGGTCGAGAAGATGAGCTGACGCACCGAGTCGGCGACAGTGACCGAGCACTGAAGCTCCGTGCCTGCCGGGATGGTCAGGTTCTGGCTTCCCGAGTTGGAGAACGAGACTGTCGTAGTGGCGGACTGGTAAGACGCCGGGGTGTACCCGAGGCTCTTGGCGATGGCGAGCACGCTGGAGCGCTGAGTGGCGGTCGCGATGTTCGATTCGTTCGCGATCCGGTCGATGTAGTACGAGACGTTGTCGCCGAGGTAGGAGAACGCCTCGATCAGCGCCAGACCGAAGTCGGACGGGTCAGAACCGGTCCAGTTGGGGATGCGGTTCTGCACACGCGAGATAAGCGCGGCTCGGAGCGAGTTGAAGTCGCGACCCGTGTAGTCAACGACGACCGGGGTGTAGGTCGGGGAGTCCGTCACAGGTTCGCCTCTTTCAGCAGGTCATCGCTCGCCAGGATGGCGATTCCCACCGTGGTCTGCGCCTCGTCCTGGCTCGGGAGCCGGTACAGGACCTCGGCGTTGACGATGTTGGTGTCTACGCTCCAGTCTACGGAAACGCTGATCAGCGTGAGGGTCGGAAACTGGTTCACGAAGATTTTGGCGACTTCATCCTGAATCACGGCGTTGATCGCGCTTGTGGTGTCCATGAAGCCCTGCGAGAGGTCCGAACCGTAGGTAGAGCGCATCAGGCGCGTCCCGGCGATGGTTCCTACGGCTGCCTTCAGCCGATCCGCCCAGATTGCGCCCTGATCGGTCGATGTGGCGACGTTTCCCTGCGCGTCGATGCGAAATGGCAGTGCGATGGCGACTTCGAGTGCAGCCATGTCAGCTCCTTCGAGGAGCCACCCAGCGCGACGGTGTGCGCAGGTAGCCCTGGTTGGTCACCCCGTAACCGGGGGTGAGCGAGGTGAGAACGGGTTCGGTGCTGCCGGTTGCCGGGGCGGCGGCGAGTGCGGCGGGTATGTTGATCGCCCCTACGACCGAGGGGGTCGCACTGCGGAACGGAGACGGGGCGGTCGCGTCGATGCCGTCAGTAAGCAACGACAGGGACATCGTGTAGTCCCCGCCCGTGCGCCGGATGATGTGCTCCACCTCCTGCACGACCCAGTACCCGTCCGTCTCGTCCCCAGTGTTGCGGAGATAGACGCTGCCGAACGGGTGAACGCGCGGGTTCCCCATCGCGGTCGCCTTCGCCGGGACTGTGAAGCGCGCCAGGGACGCCGCGGCGCGTGAGGACGCTGCCGCGCTCTGCGGGTCTTCGGAGACCTCTCCTGTGCGGAATTCCTGGAATAGCGCGGCGGCGACGTTGGAGCGCAGGTCGTACCCGAGGTCGGACGGCGACTGCGAGGTGAAGTGCGCCTTCATTGACAGCGGGTCCACGCCACCGGAGTTCTTCACCGTGCGCGTCTCGAACGCCGTCTCGACCAGGTCGCCGAGTGTGACCTCGAACGTGTCGAGGGTCGGCGAGAGCATCTGCTGCCAGGGGGCAACCGCCTGGTTCCCGAGGGACAGGACCGGGGCGCTGACGACGCCCTGGTTGATCAGCGAGGTCAGGTCGCGGAAGTGGAAGTCGGTGCCGTCCACCCAGATACCGAAGCCCGCCTTCTTCGCCAGCTCGACCAGGAACTCCCAGTAGGAGTGCCCTGCCATGGTGAGCTGCGAGTAGCGCCTGTCGGAGGGGTCTCCGATGAACCGGAAGCCCATCTCCTGAACTAGGGTCTGTGCGACCTCGGACGCGGTGGCGCTAGTGAAGACCCGGGTGTCCCGGTCCTTCATCGGGAGGGTCGATCCGAGGAGGGTGACCACCATCGGCTGCGACTTCTGGCTGGCGAGCTTCTTGGAGACCAGGTGGACGTAGCCGTACCAGTCTCGGTCGTCCTTGCCCTGGTGCCACGCGATCTTCACGGGAACGCCGGTCCTCAGAAGCGAGAACCACGTCGGGGAGACGGTGTCGAAGGAGAGCTTGACGATGTCGTGGTTGTACGGCTTCTCGATGACGCGGATCGCCTGCGGCTGCGCGGTGAGCGAGGGAAGCGTCGGGAAGGTCACCGTGAAGCTAAAGTCTGTGCGCGCCTTCCCAGCGACACTGATCGAGCCGTCGAGTGTACTAGCGCCCATGCGGAATCCGAATCGCCGTTCCTACGGGGATGTCCATAGGATTGAGCAGCTCCGGGTTGAAGTCCATGATCTTCCACCACAGACTCGCGTCTCCGAGCAGCTTTCGCGCTACCAGGTCCAGTCGGTCGCTCTCGCGCCAGATGTACTGGCTGTACGTGCTGTTCGAGGTCGGGAAGTTCCGGAAGACCGAGACATGGTACGCCTGGTCCCGGGCGAGGTAGTTCTGGACCACCTGTCCGTCCGCGTAGCGGCTGTCTGCATAGATCACGTCTAATCCTACTGTCCGGGGTAGTCGGGCATCCGGCTCATCGAGATGCTCACGGTCGTGAACGTCGGGACCATCCGGTCATCGAAGAAGGCGTGCGCCACGTTGATGCTGGACACGACGCCGATGTAGCGGAGCGACTTGCCGAGATGAGCCTCGATGGGCGCTCCGATGAGGAATCCGATGTCCGTGGTCGTCCCGCGGAGCTGCGTCGCCATCTGGAAGCCCACGAGCGTGCCGAGCAGGTATTCCACGTCGTACATCGTGCCCTTGGCGTAGATCGCCTCCTGCTCCGCCAGCGAAGGCTGTCGCGGCGAGTACAGGTCGCGGGGAGCCTCCGGCTTCAGGTGCCCGGCGCTGTCGTAGTACTTGAAGTCCGGCTTCCGGTTCAGGAGGATGTCGAAGCTCATCGCGCTCTGCGTCAGACCGACACCGGCAGCCGTGTTGAACTTGTTCGCCGAGGACATCAGGAACATCGGGTCCACGTCCGACACTCCCGTGTACGCCATCGAGATGGTCGTCGGGTTGTAGTGGAACTGGAAGCCGTAGCGGTGACCGCTGATCTGCTGACCCTGCTGGCTGCCGTTGGCGTCGAACTGCGCGTTGAAGGAGAATCCTCCAGGGAAGACATGGCGAGCGATCATTCCCTTGTGCCCGCCGCCCTTCGCCCACAGGTCGTTCGGAGTCGCCACCGTGGTCGGCATGTTCGACAGCGGGGCGACGGTGCTCTGGTCGCCGAACTTGTTGACGCTGTTGGACGGGTACCAGAAGTAGTTGTCCTTGACCATGCCGATGTTGTAGATCAGCTCGTTAGGGTTGCCAAAGGTCACCGTGTTCGACGGGAACGTGACTGTCGTCCCCGCGTTCTCCGCCGCCACCTGGGCGTTGCCGATGGCGTTCTGGAGCGCCTGGACGCCCTGCACACCGTTGGTGCCGAGCGCGTCGGTGATCGGGTTGTAGGGGATTGCTCCTACCATTTATCGGCTTCCCATCGCTGTGTCCATGCTGTCCTCTTCGAGGTACGACTTGACGCGGTTCTC